AAAATGAGGATTGACTTCTTTTTGGATATCAACAACTTTATTCGCCATCATCATCACTCCAACCAAGCATCAACAATGGTTATATTAGTATCTGTACCCTGCTTTTTGGATAAATCAAGGCGCTTAAGGAGTAAGTCAGCAGCTTTAATAGAATCAGATATTTTGCCAGGAAAGGCAACAACTTGAGGCTCTTCTGTTTCAACAACCATCTTCTTCAGAACACCCTCATCACCAGTCGGAACCCATTGCTCTGTTTTACTACGTAAAGTGACTACTGTATGTTCATCTTCTTGACGACTAAATATACGAGTTAAACCTTGAAGTATTTCTTCTTGAGTTGCAACCCTTCCAGCAGAAAGAACTCTCATTCTGTCATCAATATATTTTTTTACGCCAATAATCGCCAATAACTTATAAGATCCTGCTCTAGCATAATTATTACTATATCCAGCATCTAATGCAGATTTTTCTATAATTCCTGTTTCAATAAAATTATCTGCAAAGCGCCTCTGCTGTTCTGTAATTCCATAGTATTCAAGGACATCAGTAATATCTTCTGTACCATCATTTACTATATCATTTGGTGGGTCATTCACCGCAACGGAGCGTCCCTTTTTAATCGGAGCGCTCTCTTTGGAATCGGAACGCTCCCAATTGTCTTGTGATTTCCACTTTCTGACAGTTGAAGGACGTTCTCCTAATTCTTTTGCTATATCCACTAAAGGGCGTTCTTTATATTCTAGCCATAATTCATAGGCTTTATCTCTATTAGGATTTCTTTTTCTAGCCATTCATCATTACACCACCTCGCATCCTTATTTTTATGTAATAAAAAGGAGACTACTAAGAGTCCCTTTACTATCTTTTATTTAAATCATCATTACCATCTAAATATTCAGCATCTTCTAATCCGAAAAAAATTAATAATTTTCTCTTGAAGTTCTCAAAATCTTCGTCTAACTTTCCTATGGTACTTAAATAAATACCTGAAAAGATATAGATTATAATTGGATAGAACCACCATTTAGTAAATATGCTTGATGAATTATTCGATGATTCTTTGACAGTATTAATAACAGTTAGAACTGCTCCAAAAATCACAACTGTAGTTAATATAAAATATACTATCAAAAATAATTTTGACTTCTCTCTCTCAATATGATTATTTTCTTTTGAATCAACAACAATATTATTTGCAATTTTCTCTAAAGACGAAGTTATCATCAACTTTGTATCCATAGGAATATAACTAGACTTCAGTACATCAGTAATCAAATCTTGTATCATCTGCTCTGATGTTCTCACATATTTATTTCTTATCCCATATTTTCTAGAGATCGAAGTTATTAATATATTTACAGTTGATAACGTAACTTCACCACCTTCAGAAACAATATTCCTAAGGATATTTAATACTTCTTTATTAACTTTCATTGCACTGGTTTTTCTCTTAGATTGATCAATCAAATTTGTAATATGAAAACTAATGGGAACCAGAATAATTCCGCTAATAATAGTTACCCCAATTTCAGACATCCAACGACTATTAAAAAATTCCAACATTAACACCTCTTATCAATAATAATATTATTATCTAAGATATTAATTGGAAAGTAAATACATACTACAAAAAAAGACACCTCTATGAGATGTCAATTGACTAATAACTTTAAGCAAACACCGCTAGTATTCTCTCCTCATTAGTATCATCATTTTTAGCTATTAATTGCCTCTTATTGTTGATGAATAATACGTCATCTCTGTCAAAAGCATCAATAACTAGCTGTTCAATGTAACTATCGATTGAAAATCCGTTATTTCGAATATCCTCTATCGTACGAATAAATATCATTTTATCACCTCCCTACATAAATAATACCATTTATATAAGGGACAACATAAGTAATAATTTTAATATTTAAAGTACCCATTTTCTTATATATATATCATGTGTAACAAGATATATACCCAAAGATGGAAATCAAAAAAGGACCGCCAACAATGACGATCCATAAAAGGAGAAAAATCTTAGTACTTGGTCTAATTTCACACTATCATAATACCACAGAAATAGTGTTTATTTTTTCAACATTTTTTCAACATTAGCGAAAGTCGATTGCATCTATACCAAACAATAGAACAGACATATCTTTAATCGCTAATTTTGTATCACGGTAAACAGTTCCTTGTTCAACATGTAAATCTTCGCAAATTTCCTTCACGTTCAACTTGTCATCAATTAAATATCTATATTTCAATATTAAGAAACGTCGATACTCTTCTACAGAACCTTTATTACAATTCCATTCATAAGCGATTAGCATTTTATCAACATGATTCATCATCTTGAATGTTTTCTTTTTGTAGATACTCAAACTTTCCAGTGTTAGATTTTCTAAATTGAAATCAGGGTAATCAGTTGGAATTTCCTCTTGAATAGTTTCGTCACACAAATCTTTCAGTTTGGTGTAATTTTTCAAAAGTAATTCTGTATTACGTAAATTCCGACTCTTGACTTCTTGTTGCATTTTTTGATGTCTTTTCTCATATGCTTTTACAGCTTCTACTGATGCAGCATTAGCAATAATTTCCAATTGATGTTTGGTTAGATTACTTTTTGACATCTACTTCCCTCCACTCACTTTCTTGCGATTATCATCCTGAAATTCAATCAACGAAGAAAGAAATTTGATTACTAATGGATGATTGTTATATTTGTTGCCTAACTGCCCTGTAGAATGAATAACCCATTCCCAATACTCATCAGTAGTAATTGGAAATTGTTGGGACTTTTCATTTGAATCTTGCATCCATTGGTGAATATCCGAAAATACTAATTTCCAATCCATAACGATTATCTCCTTTCATTTCGATAATCAAAACTACAACTCCTCTATTCGAATAAAAATACCTGGTATCTCCGCCCAAAATTTTTCAACGATTAGACTAGCAATCTGCGCATCATTTTTATAAAATCCCAATTCCTCCATACAATCTTCAAGCAATTTGTTCATATTCCCATTATCCGGTTTCGTGTACTTGTACTCTCCATCTTGATGGCCATTGATAATTGGAAAACACCATTTCGTCATCAAGCGAACAGGCCCCGTTAATTTTTTATCTGGTACATGTTTGGCTAAATGAGCCATTAGTTTCGACCGAGCCGCTGATAAATCTGTTGGTTCATAAAATACAGGAATATTCTTTCCTTTTTTCTTGTCATAGACAATGTTTACTTTCTTTTGCTGATGAGTCGTCTCCGGCGGAATCATTGGCATGAAAAATTCTATCATCGCTCTTCCGCCTCCTTATCCATCAGCATCTTATTCTGACTCTCCAAAAAATTATTTTGGCCACGCAATTCACGATTTTTTTCGGTAAAGAATTGGATGTTTTGTTGCGCTCTTTTTAGTTCGTCTTTATAGACAGTAATTTCTAATTGCTGGTGCTGATTTATTTCAGTAACATTTGATACCTGTTTAACCAAATAGAAATGGCTAAACCACATTGATAACGCACAAACGATTACTAATGACAATAATTTATTCTGAAATTTATTCATTGCCTTCCTCCTATTCCACACATCTATCAAAATACAAATCAATATGTTCAAATACTGATTGTCGGTTGCTAGTCGTAAAGTTGATAAAACGAACAAATATTTCTTTCTTGACCCCATCATCTTCAAAAAACACTTCATAACCATATTGTATTGGGGCATTCACCCTAACCGCTCTCCTGCAGATTGACTTCAACTCAGCTTTAGTTAATTTTAATTGGATTCCATCTACAATATCTGCTGATTGTCCAGTATTCTTAGTTTTTGTACTCCAATCGTCATTACAATAATTTCCCCAGAATATCAATTCAGTATCATTTTCTGAGTCCATTAATGATAATTGTTCAATCACTCGCTCCACTTCCTTTTTTAACAATCTCCAAAATCAGCGCCATCTTATGCCAAATTATTGCGTCACTCATGAAAACACCTCATTTTTGTTATTTTATTTTTCTAATTGAATTCTAATTTTATTTTTCTTAGGCTATTTTTTGTCTCTAGTCTTACCCTCGTCTATAGCTTACCTACAAGGTAGCTATAGACGGGTAGAGTAGACACTGGTGTATCAACGTTTTTAACGTTTCGTCTATTGTCGTAAGCTATTAGCTTATAGACGGATACTATATTATTCATAAGCCAATAGCTTACGAATAGCCTACAACTCTTGAGTTGATTCTGTTCTTTGAACATATCCACCATCCACTGTGAATTTTTTGTGTTTTTTTACTTTCGGATAAACAGAACGTTTATCTATATCTAGATATTCAGCGATTTGACTTACCTCCACTGGTCCACCGTCCATGGACAATGCACTAAAAGCCGTATCTAATTCTTGGTTCGATTTTTCGCTTCGGGATTGATTAGCTTTTTTTACACCTTTCTGCCACTTACCTTGTGGAGAATCATCTTCTAGAGAAATATCTTTGAGCGAATCATCCAGTACATGAATCGGATATCTGAACCAGGCATTTATGGGGTCGAATTTGGGGAATTCTCGCAACGTTCCATCAATACGCCATGCAGTCGCTTGTCTAGCTGCACGAATTGCTTGTTGTTTATTTTCTTCTATCTGTTGCAAAATTGGCTGTGACTTAATCGCACACATTAAATGGTAGCCCATTTGTTTTGGACTGAATTGGTCATCTAATCCAATATCTGAATAACTAGGATTGTATTTCTTGATGGCATCGTTATACGTCTTACAAATTGCTTCATTTTCCAATACCATATACCTATCTTCTGTAACTGGTAACTCGATTAAATCTAATATTGCGTCAGGATCTCTTGCGAATACGCCAGAACCACTTGAACGGTCAATGGAGTTTTTCCCGCCTTGCGACCCCTTTGAATGATGGTGACAGTAGATAACCGCACAATTTAATTCAGTGGCTATTTTGTCAAACTGATTGGTAAACTTGGCCATTTCATGAGCACTATTCTCGTCTCCAGTAAGTACTTTGTAAATCGGATCAATGATGACCGCCATATAATTGGACTTCTGTGCACGTCTGATTAATTTAGGCGCTAGCTTATCCATTGGGCTAGTCTTACCACGTAGATTCCAAATATCAATATTGGAAACATTTGCATGCCCTTGACCCAATCGTTCATAAATATCTACAAAACGGACTTTTGCGGAACGTTCGTCTAATTCTAGATTGACGTACAATACTTTCCCTTTTTCACAATCAAAACCAAACCATTGACGACCTTCTGCGATAGCTATGGCCAACTGGATTAATGAAAATGATTTACCAGCTTTTGATGGTCCAGCGATTAACATCTTATGACCTTGTCGTAACATTCCCTTAATTAATTCGGGTGCTAGCTCGATTGGCTTGGCAAATAAATCTTCTAAACTTTCAGGGTCAGGCAAATCATCATTGACACTTTCAATCCATTCTTTCCATTCGTCCCATGTTGATTTCCCAATATTGGTATCAATAATAAATTGCTTGTTCTCGCCACGAACAACACCAGGCATACGGCTTAATCGTGACGGGTTCCTGTTTTGGTTATCATTTGTCAGACCATTTTTCTTACAAACATCATAAAGATAATCCACCCGCTTCCGATATTCCGGATAATTATCTGCATCCACTCGCACAATGGCATGAATAGATTTTTTGCCACTGTAAATCATTGCTGCGATTGGTAGTTCTAACTCACGCATGATAGCATTTTGTTTTTCAAGACTCATGTTGTCAGATTCGACTAGCGCATAGCGGAATTCTGTCACATTGTCGTTTTTAACACCTTTCCCATCTAATGGATTGAAACGAATCCATGCACCTGCTTCTGGATTGTAGTCACCCAAAACGGAACCAATGTCATCTCCACAATGAGTAAGGGCTTCAATCAGCTGACCAGCAGTCCGATCATACGCACCTTTATTCGA